AAATAAAACAAATACAGAAAGCAATTTCAGACATTACCACTCAACCCGCAGCGAAAGCAGTCGAGCCGGATACGAATGCAATAGTATTTGAAGCACTCAAACAATTTAATCACTCGTTAAAATCATTCAAATGACAAACGAACAAATCGCTGCGGAGGTAAAATCTATTGGAGATAATCTTACGCAAGTGTTGGCAAATTCTGCCAATGCAAAAACTGATGCGGCTGAGGCTAAATCAGTAGTTACCGAACTTAAAAGCAAATTAGATTCAGTAGTATCTGCTGCTGACCTTGCCGAGTTCAAAGGAGTTATGCAAAATCAATTTGATGCCCTTACCACTAAGGTAAAAGCAGGCAATCCTGATTCTGCAAAGAGTTTCAACGAAGTATTATCCGAGAAATTAGAAGGCCGTAACATCGAAGCCGAAATCAAAAAGAACGGCCGTGTTCTGATTGAGATGCCCGAAGTAAAGACTATTACTTTGGCTACTAACCTTTCCGGTGATAGCGTTGCTACTTACAATAGCCGCCAAGCTACCCAACCTGCGCAGTTGGTAAATATGCGTGACTTCGTTCCAACCGTTCAAAGCCCTACAGGTTTGTATGTAACCTATCGTGAGGCTACTGGTAATGCGAACAACATCGCTGCACAACTTGAAGGTTCACTCAAGCAAGAAAACAACTATTCTCTGACCGAGGTTAAGACTGTAAATCAGTTCATCGCCGGATTCAGCAAGTTTAGCCGCCAAATGCTTGCATCTTTGCCATTCATGAGCCAAACGTTACCACGTTTGTTGACTCGTGATTTCTTTAAGGCAGAGAACTCATCTTTCTTCTCTACCGTATCGGCTGCCTCTACTGGTGTAACTACCACTTCTGCTGCTACCAACCTCGGAGATTTGATTCAGTTGATTGGCAATCAGCGTGCTGCTGATTTCAGTCCTTCTGTAATCTTCGTGAGCAATGCTACTTATAGCACTATGCTGATTGAATCTTTCACTAACGGTTACTACCTCGGTGCAGGTTCTATTGGAATCGGTGTTAACGGTGCTTTGAATCTTGTTGGCGTGCCTATCGTTGGCGTGAACTGGATTCCTACCAACCGTGCTTTGGTACTTGACAACTCATTTATTGAGCGTGTAGAGGTGAACGGTTTGAACATTGAGTTATCTTACGAAGATCAAAACAACTTCGTAACTAACATGGTTACTGCAAGAATCGAATGTTATGAGGCTATCAACTTGATGCTTCCTAACTCTTCTATTTACGCTACTATCTAAATTTAGTGGGGAGGGGTAAAACTCTCCCCATTATTTTTTCCCCATGAAACATATTTCTAAGCGTGAGCGAAAACACCCCACCAAAAAGACTACGCATATTGTGGCACGTACAGAGCTACTTGCCAATGGCAAAATCTGGGTCCGAATGGAACGCCCACAACATCAACAAATGGTTGATGAACAGAGGACACCTTGTCAAGGTGATGACCTCAAAGATGAACAATGAGAATTACGAATACGATGGCATCCATGTATTTAACCGCTCAAATGATTGGTACTTCCATCATGAATGGGCTGATATAATCTTCACACAATTAGACTTCGCAGGCGATGTAGCTATTGACTGCAAAAGCACAAAGAAACCTGCCGTTTGGTTTGCGCATAATACTTTCATGTATTCATCCGTAAGAACACACAGGGAGTTGAATGTTGTGTATAATTCATACTGGAATAGTGAGGAATGCAAGTATGCAAACAACGGATTCGTACTTCAGCCACCTGTTGACATCAACCATTACAGGGGTGAGAAAGGCGATAAGATTACCCTAATCAATCTCAATCATAATAAAGGTGCTGAAATGTTCTACCGGATTGCCGAAGCTATGCCGGACAAACAATTCTTAGCCATACAAGGCGGGTACGGGCAACAGATATACAAAGAGTTGCCCAATGTTGAATACATGCCTAATCAGTCAGATATACGATTCGCATATCGCAAAACGAGAATACTACTTATGCCATCTCACTATGAATCATGGGGGCGAACGGCAACGGAGGCAATGGCATCGGGTATCCCGGTTATTTGTACCGACTTGCCTGGATTACGTGAGAATTGTGCGGGTGCAGGTACCTACTGCAAACAAGATAGATTAGATGAGTGGGTGGCGGCTATACGAAATGTGGAGGAAAACTACGAAATTTGCAGTAATAAGGCATTTGCAAGGGCAGAACAATTGCAGCCGGAAAACAATCTAATAAAATTCGAGCAATGGGTAACTACTCTTACATAATTGATTCTAACATCACGGAGGTAAGCTATGCCGAACCCGTAACGCTTGCAGAGGCGAAATTATACATTCGTGTTTCGCACACCTCCGAAGATGCGCAAATATCGGAAATGATACGTGCTGCCCGAATGATTATAGAGAAAGCCACAGGGCTATCCCTTATAACTAAGCAGGCCGAAGTATGGTTTTGCAACAAAGGTGGATGGTTTCAATTCCCACACGGCCCGATAACTTCATCTATTACCCTGTATGATGTAACCACAGGTACTGAATTAACCGATAAAACTATCATGGGCGGTAAGCATCCGGTTATAACCTTCCCTGCTATTGACAAAATGCGTGCGGTGTATAATGTCGGATTCACCGCATTACCTACTGCGTTGAAAACGGCAATACTTGACCAGGTGAATCACTTGTATGAGAATAGAGGAGCATTTGATGAAACGATGGGGGTTTGTCAGAAGGCATGGAGAACGTGCCAAATGTACTCTAAAACATCGCCAATCCTATGAGAATAAAAGGAAATAGCCCTAAATTTCTATCGGCTGAATTACTTATTGAGCCTATGGTATTAATGGTGCCTACTACCACAACCGATAGTGAGGGGGGCTACACGGTTACCTATGCGGCAGGAAGTACGATATGGGGAATGTATGTACCGCTTGGGCAAGACCGACAACTATTATCAGCGGAGGTAACTTTCACCGATTCGGCAAGGGTGTATATCCGCTACCCCCTCACTTTCGATAATACGTACAAAATACAGATTAATGGGTTTGATTATACAATCCATTCGATTACGGATATTGAGAATAGGAAGGAGTATTACGAAATCACAATATTTAGATAATGGCAGGGTTTGCGCTTGACATATCGGGGATAAAGCAGGTAGAGGATGCCATTAAGAAGATTGATGCAAAGGCTACAAAAGGGCTATCGGCTGAACTTGACACATCATCCATAAATATACAAAGGATGGCAGCAAGAACCGCCCCCGGTAATTTAGGAAAATTAAAAGGTAGTTTCAATATTGATATTGGTAATTCATTATTCAAGTCAGTATTCAGTACGGTTGAGTATGCTCCGTATGTGGAGTTCGGTACACGTGGCAAGGCGAGAATACCTGCCGGATACGAGGCATTTGCAGCACAATACAAAGGCAAGGGCGCAAAAGGTGCATGGAAAGCCATTGAGTTTTGGATAAAGCGAAAAGGTATAGACCCGAAATTAACCTTTGTAATATTTCGTTCTATTATGCGTAACGGTATAGCGCCGCAACCATTTATGATACCCGCCTATGAGAAAGAAAAACCTGCCCTACTCAAACGCCTAAAAGCACTATTCTCATGATAATGAAAAACCCCGCCATAGAGATAAAGAAGTGGTTAGTTGCCCGGCTGCAAGCGTACGCCTACATAGATGTTTACGATGGCATGACCCCAACGGATGCGGATGGGGAGTACATTGTTATCAGTTCGCGAACTGCGAACCAGGGGGAAGGGAAAGACTGCTTTCAATTCGAGGTATCGGCTAACGTGGATATAGTAACTAAGGGCAGCAACTTTGGATTCAAAAGGGCAGAGCAAATAGCAGAGTTAGTTGTGGGCGGTATCAATTCCGATACGGTAGTAACCCTTCCCATTGGTTGGGATTGTAAAAACGTAGTATGTGAATCCATAAACAACTTAGAGGACTTAGACCCCTTTGAGAATACTTTTCGTGTAATAATTCGTTATACCTTTGTAATCACTCAAACAATATAAAATGGCATACACTTTCGTAAACGGCAGAGATATAATTCTGCAAATTGACTGGGATAATAACGCTACGTTTCTCCCTGTTGCGTGTTTAACTTCTGTATCAATGGATGTAAAAAGAGATGCCATTGATGCTGATTCTAAATGTGGCGATCAGCAATTGCCGGGTGATAGCGTGATGCAGACCATTTCGGTTAGCGGTAATGCAATCGACCAAACAGGCACAATCGACAAAGAAAGCTACGAGCGTTTGTATTCTTTGGTAGGAAGCAAGGCAGTAGTTGCTGCTAAGTTCGGCCCTGCATCTCCTGTATCCGGCGACATCGTTTATACGGGTAATATATTTGTTACCTCTATAAAATTGGATGCAAAGGACAAAGACTTAATGAAATTCGATGCAGAGTTCGGTGTTCAAAGTGCGCCAATGACCCAAACTAAAACGTACTAATTTATGACACCATACGAATTGAATATTTCGGGGGGTGTTGTAAAATTGGAATGGGGTACATGGGCGATGCACCGCTACTGCGAACTGAATGGGGATATTCCCATTAGTAAGTTGTTAAGCCTGTATAACGGTGAGGTGTTTTCCTTCAAGCATATCATAACAATGGTACAGGCAGCGAGTGAGAGCGCGGGGCAAGTGATAGATGATAGGACTGCTGCCAGGTATATAGATGAAGCGGGTGGTGCGAATGGTAAGGCGGTGAATGAGTTTATCCACTACACTATAAAGTGTATGACACCGGATGTGCCAACGGATGAAAAGCCACAGGAAGAAAAAAAAAGTTAAGGGAAAAGACTTGGGATGAGATACTTGTTCTCGCCATTGAAGCCGGAATGACCATCGAAGG